CTTCGACATCCAGACCCTCAATGCCCAATATGTCACTACCACTAGCTGCCATGGATGTGACATGCGCCCCCTCAAAGCCATGAGCAACCAGATATTGCGCCACAAGCTTCTCAGTCTCACGACCGCGCTCCCTTCTACTCATGGCTCCAAGCCTTTTCGTAACATGGCTCACATGCCCAGTTGTAATCGAGTGGATCATGGGCTGCCATTTGGACTCGAAAGCCTGCATAACTAGCCAACCGGACACCGCACCAACTGCAATCAACCGGGTAGCCGTTTGGCTGTCCTGTCTTGTCTTCCATCAGTCAATGGCCTTTCCCTCAAATGTCCATTTGCCTTGGACTTGCTTAGCCCACTTGGCAGGACATTGCTCAGCCTTGGATTTAGCCCCACACACATAACCATGATAAGGGCCTTTGGCACTAGTGCCGTCTTTGAGGATCATGTCACCATGCTTGCACTTGAAGCCCACCACCTCAGCACCTAGGGCTTTCACTAAGTCGGTCGAGTCCTTGAAAGCCTTGGTTTCGACCTCATCAGGCCAAACATAAGTCTCAGGCTCATTCTCGACTTCCTTCTCAGCCTCGGCTGGCTTCCAAGGATGCTGAACGATTGCTGAATCACCTCGAGCAACCTGAATCATTGAGTCCTTGGTGGCTGTCTTTTCCGCTGCCTTGAGCAAGAGAATCGCCCTACCCACAGCACTTGTGGCTGTGTCCTCCACATACCACCTTGCCATTTTTGGTGGGTAATCGGATGCTTTGCCTCGCGCCAGATTGCTCACGCTCGGTTGCTCATCCTTGTAATCACGATACAACGAGCACTTGACCAAGATCTGTTGCTCCTTGGGGTCGAAGTGTTCAGTCGTTATCTCGATCCTGCCTGCCGGGAAGTTGTCCTGAAACCACTTGTTGAGTGTGGCTACATCCTCATAATTGCTAAGATCCCAAGCCATCAGCGTACTCCTGTTCTAATCTTCCCTTTTCAATAATCATTCGGTAAATTACATTGTTGTTAGTTATTGAAACTACCCAGCCATCATCACCAACAGTTAGTTCAACATCAGTACATTTACATGTTGAAATCATGAAGAACTTCCTTCCCCTTTGCGTAATCAAGCTGTTGCCTGAATGTCCAGATTGTGCCATCGACCCATGTCTGTGCCTCGTTGGCATGGGGTTGGCAGTAGTAGCGTGTCCGGCCTGCCTTGTCGGCTGTTTCTGATACGACAGCCCAAATAGCCGGTGTGCGATGCAATGGGTTGGTGTCTCGGTACTGCTCCTTGCAGATTGAGCACCAGACCTGCTTGGTCTGCAGTTTCCTAATAGGCATCGAAGTCCGTGGGATCTGTCGTTGCCAATTGGGCCGATAGCGATAAATAGGCCACAGCATCCACATAACCGTCACGACCTCGATGGCCCGGAGTCTCTGCCAACCGTGAGACTTTGACCAGAGCCATACAGATAGCCGCTTGGTCTGGCGTGATTGGCACTTCCAAATACGCAGTCCAGAGGTCAGCGATGCGCCTGTGATTGATGTATGGGTGACCGTAGATTGCACCACGATCACCCCGGATGCGCCCTGCCTCATCGAGTACTTCTTGCGCTGTGATTGTTTTGGGTGAGTCGCTTTCCATCACGAAATCCTTTCCAGTAGAAATTTTCGGTTATGGCTGTGTAGAGCAATCCCAAGACTGGGATGGCTATCAGTGCAATGATGTAATAAATGGCTATTGGGTCAAATCCCATAGCGGTCATGCTTGGCTCGCTTTCCCGGGGCCTTTCCCCGATGAGCCAAATGTACGCCCTACCGGTGTTGGATAGGTGGGTGTGTTGATAACGATTTCATAACGAAATCGGATGCAGCATCCCAATCATCAATATGATCGTCAATGCTACGAAGTAGAGGAACAATCTCATGGATCACTTATACCGCTTGCCCTCGAATACGAAGCTGCCGTCCGGGTTCATAGGCACATTGATGGGGTAGAACTTTGAGCCGTCTAGGTAGCCCACGGTAAAGCCCGGCTGCCAGTTGGCATAGCCTCGGGTGTATCCCATGCCCGGCGAGCTGAGATCGACCAAATTGCCCACCTCAACCCCCCACAGAATACGCCCGTAATTGCCCTTATATGCCTCTGAGACGGACGAAATCCCTAGTCTATGGGTGTGACCACAGACAACCGATTTTCCTAGCCTTAGAACGCCGTTTAGGGCCGTTTGGCCGGGCTTATTGGATAGGGGTATGGAGTCACCGTGGATGGCTACCCAACCCGGGGCAAAGCCTAGGCCCTGTGGGTGGTAGTTGATGCCCATTTTGTCGTATCCCATGAACCGGTGGTAGGCCATTTCTGGGAGCTTGGTGAAGGCCGGAAGCCGGTTCATCAGGCTCTTGAATACTCTGGCTCCATGGTTAGACCCAAGCACATCGGTCACGCCGCATTGTTCAAGAATTTCCCTTGTCCAAGCCCGGTCATCATCAATGTTGCCCATGGCTTCTTCCAAGGTGCTTGCGCCCCCACGAAGCTGGGGTAGGTCTATCTCATCACCAATTTGGATGGTGCGGTGGGGCTTCCACTTAGCAAGAAAGCGAGCCATGGAGTTCACCATGCGCTCGCTGTGGAAAGGAACTTGCAAATCTGGTACGAAAGCGATGCGTCTAATCGTCATCTTCTTCCTCATCCTCATCCTCGAACGGATCGAAGTGGTCGGGAAATACCCAGTCCGGAAGTTTTTGATCTACGAGCCAGCCTTGAATGGTGGCATCAGAAAAGCCTGCACGCTTCATGGATTGGGATATTTCATAAAGGCTGATAGCCCATTGGTCTAGCCTGGAGGGTGGCGTAGTGCGCTTAGCGGCGCGCTCCTTGCTTCTTCTTAGCGCGGCCTTTTGTGCCTTTGTTGGCTTTGGCATTGGCTACCCCCTGTGATAAAAGTGTCTCATAGATGGCTGACTGTCTTTCGACTAAAAGCTCTTGTGTCGCTTCTAATTTGTCGATGCGTGTGGCAAGGCTTGAGCCAATCTCATTGACGAATTGGCGAACCATCCATCGGAGGGCTGTCAGGAAGCTGGCTGCAATGGCAACCATCCCGGCAAGTACACCGCCCCACTCGGCCGGGGTCATTTGGTTGGCTTGGCATATCCGAACACGCCAGCAAGGACAGCGAACAGGATCGCCCGGTAGTCGAGGTCAAAGTTGGAGCCAGCCCATGCGGCAAGGAATCCACCGAGAGCCATGAAGATTGGGTGCTTGAGATAGTTAGACAAGATCGCCTCCTAGCATTGGGACATTGAAGAACCGGCCGTCTTTGTCTCCGGCCTTGGTGAAACTTATGTGGAGGTGCTGCCGGTGTGGATTAGCACCACGGTACTTACGCCATCGCCAGTTGAGTATTCGAGAGCAAATTCGTCCATCGAATATGAGATAGGAAATTCTCCGGTCACCACGCTTGGCATGTAGTCGAAGCTGATCTGCCAAGTCATGCATTTGCTCATCTCTTCCCAAGTGAACTGATACATCCAAGGCACGAACCCACCCCTCAGCATCCGGGATATGGTTAGAAGAAGGATTGTCCCGATAGTGCCGGGCATCGGCAACCCAACCATCTGGCCTTCTACGGTCCGGAAACGAGTCATCGAGTTGCTCGCGTAGTTGGATGCCTGCCCTGCATAGCCTAGGAGAGGAGGAGTTTGGCATCGTCCTCGGTGATCCCTAACTTGGCGAGCAGTTCAGCCTTCTTGGCTGTCTTCTCTGCGGCTTCTGCCTCTCGCTCAGCCTCAGCAGCCTCAAACGCGATCCGGTCAGCCTCGCGTTGCGCTAGTTCATCCTCGGTCAGTTCGACTTCCTCGACCACTCCGGTCGAGCAATCAACGATAATTTTCGTGGTCATGGTGTCTCCTTATGATTTCTTGATGCCGTATAAAACAGCGGTTGAATACTGTAGAAGGGTATTCCCAGTAAAACTTTCTAAAACGATGCTTGTAATCGCTGAAGTATTAGACCAAATACTTGCCATCATTTCTACGCGAGCATCCGTTGCGTTATTTTCTACAACAGACTCAGAAGAAAAAGACTTATTTGTTGATCCTCTATAGTTAGGAATATAGACTTCTTGGTTGCTAAAAGTGCTTGCAGTTCCAGCATTGCCTTGGGTATTTAGGTTATATCCTGCACCAAATAAATCTGTATAACTTGCAACACCACCAGTTTCGTAAGTTATTTCCCTGCTTGTATAAGACGATGTATTATTATTCAATTTTACTGCTAAAGCATCAGTAAGGAAGCCACGAGTAGTCCTGACGCTTACTTTTAGAACCAAATCATCAAAAATTGCAGGAATAGAACTAAAAGTAATGTTAGAAGCACCACCAGCCCCAACGGTCACGCTGGCGATTTTCTCGTATGTGTTAGCCATTATGCCGCCTTGATTCCGTAGAGGGTAAAGATAGAACCGGATTCAAAAACTTGCGGTGATGCGTTAGTTTCAAGTCGAATGTAGTTGATAGCCGAAGTGCTTCGCCATAGCCCTACGCGAGCATTTGCAGCCTGTGACCCTGATACGTCCGTCGAGTATCGAATCAAAACCGTTTTGTTAGTCGTGGTGTTAGAGTAATTCTGAAAGTGCATCTGCCAGATAGATCGACCTGCGGCATTGATGTAACCAGAAGCGATAAACGCTGCGCCGGAGGATCGGGTCGATTCAGTAACCGTTCCCGTGCCTGCCACTTGAGTCATTGAATAATTCGAACCGGTATCGATTGAACCGTTGCCAACCAGCAAGCGAAAGGGTGCAGATTGATTCGTGGTGAAATTGCCAATGAGAATTAGATCGGTGTAAGCGGTGCTGATGTTGGTGAAATCAACCGTCGCGCTATTGCTGCCTAGCGTAGTTGTCGCAATCGGCTCATAGGTCTTTGGCATGTTATCCCTTGATTCCGTAGAGGGCAAAATGGGAATGTTGTGCAAAATTAGACGTATTAGGCAGAAGGGTTATCGCATTGATCGCGTTAGTGTTTCGCCAATTACCGGAAACTAAAAAGACTTGACCGGTTCCATTTTTGTCCGTTCCTGCCAGCGCACGGGTTGTTTTGAATTTGTTCGTGTCTTTGTAATCAAGAATGTCTAATACGAAGGAAGATCCAGCCGTTGAAGTGCTTTCGATACCATTGATGAAATGAATTATGCTTGTGGCGTTTGCTGCTGCGCCTCCGCTAGCGGTCGATCCATTTCCTTCAATTTGATGGCGCGAATAAGTCGAAGCCGAGTCTGAATTGAATCTCACCAACATTTGCGGTTGGGTTGTAAGGTTCAGCAGAATTCCTCGAATCTGCAAATGCTGATAAGTTGACGGAATACTTGTGAAGTCAATGCTAGTCGAACCACCAGCACCAACGCTGACGGTGGCGATGGACTCGAAGTCGGTCGCGGCTTCGCCTCCATCGGTTATAGCAGCGACAATATTGCCAATCATTACGAGACTGCCCCGATTACTCGCCAAGTGTTAGCGGCGGTCTTCACACACACTGCTGCGCGATTGACTGCAACCTTGGGCTGTGCGCTGGTTGCACCGGCTGATGTGACGGTCGTAGTTCCTGCTGTGACTGCTTGGATGGTTGTATCGGCTGTGCCGGTGTTCAAGATGGTGATGGCCGTACCAATGCCGAAGTTGGTCGTGGCATCGGTTGGGATGCTGACGGTCTTGGCTGAGGCGTTAGACGTGATGACGAGGACTTGGTACTGGTCTGTTGATGCCAGCGTGTAGGTCGCGCCTGACTGGGTGTTGATGGTGAACTGCACCAGCTCATTGAATATCGGCGCAGTCAAAACATCGCCGGTGCTTACGGGCATTCCTGTAGCCATCTGGATCTCCTAAAAGTTACTTACGCCGATTATACCGTACTGAGCATTGCCAATGATGAACCCGGTGATGAGTGGATCGCCGGTCGTAAAGGTCGTATTCCAAGTCCGGGGTGTGATTTGGTGATTGACTCCGAAGATCTGCAAGGTCTTCGTCAGGGTTGAGCCACCGGGCTGAATGTTGCTGACTTCCACAGTCGAGAAGAAGTCCAGCCCTAAAGCTGCCACAATCCCGGCTGAGTAATTAGGGGTGGTCAGGTCTAGGGTCATGGAATCAATGCGTATGTCTGTGGTCTTGCGGCTGGCCACATAGGCCTTGGCGAGATCGAGAGTGTCGGCATCGCTTTGGTGAAGAAGGTTTTGCCGGGTGATGGCATGTGGGAAGTAGGTGTCGATGCTGTCCTGATCGAATACGCTTTGCATCGTGCCACCGACTCGCTGGAAGTTGGCCACATTGAAGATGAGCTTGTCATCGAAGGTGAATTTGTCATCATTGTATGGGATGCCTGTGGTCTGGTTGAACACCGTGGGAGCCTGCCCAAGGGTGTCGATGGC